CTCACGGAGAGACACCAGCACCTTGTCCTTCACGATGGACCGGCTGTTAGCAGTACCGATGGTTTGATCCTGGGTACGCTCACGGTTGGTCTTCGTGCCGGGGTTACCCCAGAAGCGGTAACGGTCCAGTTGAACGGTCTGACCAGGCTGTTTGGTGAAGTCGTGGACAACAACAGGCTCGCAAGCCATTTCCACGATATAAGCCGGATGGGGGCGGTACAGCTCCGCACCCAACAGCTTGGGAAAATCGTTATCAATAAACATGTTGGTTTCTCAGCGTAGGGAAAGCTGATACCTGAGATCAGGAGACCTCAAACTCAACAGCCAAAGCTGTTAACTCTGGAACTGTTGGTTCCATTGAAAAAATTATAGCAATCCTTTATCAATCCGGATTATTAAGCTTCCGGATTTACCATCACAGGATAATTGTACCCGTCGAGCATGTTGCCTGCCGAATACATCATTGGGGCCATTGAACCCATGGCGCGGTAAGGGTTCACATAGCCATCTGCAGGCTGCATGTCAATCCGTGCAGCCTGAATTTCAGGATCAATCGCCCCGCCACCAGCTGCTTTCATCGCCAACATTGCCCCAGCAGCTTGGGACTCGGCTTGTTTCTTGTGTTCGGTCGACTTTTTGACGGCCTTCTTAGCTTTAGACTTGTCCATCAGCGGCTACCTTTTTTCTGGGGAATGGGAGGTTGGATGCCTAATGGCAGTTGACCAGTAGGAGGCATGAACTGCTGCATCATGTACTGCTCGTTCGCGATGGATTGATTCTGGGCGAATTCTGCAGCTTTCTGGAACTGTGGCGCCAGAAGACCATTCCTAGGTAGGGGAGAGCCAGGCAGATTCAGTTTCAGATAAGCAGTATCCAGATCCTGAGGCATTCTGGGTTGCGGAGCGTTTGGATTGCCTACAACTGGAGCGGATGCGGCGCGAATGGCTGCATATTCGTCCACGTTGCCAGATTGAACCTGACGGGCAGTATCACCTGCACCAAACATCACAAGACCGGGAGATCCAATGGGACCGCCGGCAGTTCCGAAGCTAGCGAGAAACTGAGCGGCTCTATCCCCAGCACTTGCTTTTTTTGATGCCATAATAAATCCTTTTTGAATAAAAAAGGGGCAGCGTTTGCTACCCCTTATTTTACATTTACTCTATTGAGAGAATCACTCCATCACCAGGAGCTTCTGGCGGAACACTTCAGGGTTCTGCTGGGCAGCATTCAGATAACGCCAGGCATTGGAGGGATCGCGCTCAGCCAGGGAGCCGAAGCTGTTCCAGAAATCAACGGGATTACCCTGAGCCTGGGGCTGAGGGGGAACCGGCATTTCGGGGCGCTGAGGAGCGACAGGACGCTGGAACTGCTGACCCACGGCTTGAGCCTGGGCTTGCTGAGGAGCGGCGTAACCGATCTCTTCATCAGCAATCGGATAGGGGCCGTTCTCACCGAAGAACTCGCAGGTGTAATCAGCCAGTACGTCGGGATCGGTCAGGATGGTCTCATAAGCTTTGTGCTCATTCGACAGTTCCTGGAGCAGATTGACGGCCTCGATCAGCTGGTTGTTGGTGGTGATCAGGGCGTCTTCCAGTTGGCAAGCATAGTTATTGAGGATCGCCGGAACATCGGGACCGAAATGATCAATAACTTCAAGACTTGCTTCGCTTACTCCGTTGGCTCGGAGCTGCTGGGGGCTGATTTCCAGCGAAGTTTGGGAAGAGCCGTTGGAGTAGGCCTGGTTGCTGTTGGTCCCAGGCATAGAGGTCGGCATCCCCGCGTTGCTGTACTGGGGAGCCTGCTGGGAAGCGAAGTTGGCCGGGTCGACCTGAGGGCTCAGATTCGACGGTTGACCCTGGAAGGGGAATTGGACGGGCGAACTCAGGAGCCCCACCACTCGGTTGAACGCTTCCTTGTACGGATTCTCCGCTTGTTGGGGCGCCTGGGGTGCTTGGGGGTACGACGCTGTAGGGGCTGATGGGTACCCGTTCACCCCCATCTGGGCCTGCATTTGCGGGGCTGGGGCCGCCACTTGCTGGTAAGGCGCCACCCATTGGGAAGTCGTTGAAACCGCCGGGGCTTGTGCCGCCGTCTGCGCCACCGGTGCCCCGTAGCTGATCGGCTGGGTCGGGGATACTTGGGGTGCCGATTGGGTCGGCATTGCGGTATCGGCCTGCATAGGTTACCTCTTTTTGTAGGCTTTCGAGTGTTCGGTAAAGGAAGGGAGTGAGATCGAGTCTCGGGTCCGCAGCCATCGGTAAATTCGGTTGCTGCGGATGTGGTGTCCGCATTTCTAGATTTACGAGATCTATAAATGCGGAGTAGGCCCTCTGTACTTCCCCTACCATTCGGAATGGGAAACCGGAGAGCATGCCCGCGATTTCGTCATCCGTTTTTGAAGGGAATAAATACTTCAGTGCTTCAATGCTATCAACCCCTAATTCCTGTAGGTTTCGGGTGAAGATAGATTGGTTGAGTTTATCTTGGGCCGTATCCTCATAAACCGGACCCATCCAACGCCAGTTTACAGTCCGATCTCCATCAGGCGCTAATCCAAGAACACCATCAGGAACTTCCTTGGTCTCAATCGCTTGATCAATGGCCTTCTGTAATTTTTTCTCATATGTAATTTTTTGTTTTTCGTACTTCTGTCGAGCAACCTCATCGTTCGGATCTTCTGGTGGTACTGGATATTTAATTCCCGATGCGTAGGCCAGGGACTTGCGGAAGATTTGCTCTTCCTGGAAAATCATTAATTCGAAGCATTTGCAGACGCCGTACGTATACAGCATCAAACACTTTTTCTTGGCAGTTGCGCTTACCCGTCCATATGCAGATTTAATTTCAGTAGCGGTGACGTTAGTAATACTAAGGTCGTCGATACCGCCTAAAGCAAGCCGGATCTCACTACGAAGTTGTTCGGAGTACCGTGCCTGATCCGTACTTACAGCATTTGGAGTAATAAAACCAACACGATCAGTTGGCTCCAGGTTGGCGATCACACGGGGTACGCGCATGCCGCTACCGGGACGACCGATGTAGCCAGGGGGTTGCCTAGTTACGTTGTCTTGTTTATACGTAGAACTAGAAAGGAAGAAGTCCGATTGGAAACCAGATTCGCTCGCGATACTGGGACGTTGAGCAACATCTTTGTCACCACTCTCGACAATATCTTGCTTAGGGCGAGAGGATAACAGAGTTGGGTTGCCGAAGAAAGAGAGGTTGGCACGGATATTTTTAACCATCTCATCGTGGGCGATGATTTGGTTGGCCATCCAGTCAAACTCACCGCTGCCATCGGTACCGAACGCATCAGGATTGTTGAACACTTCCACGCATGGAATGAATTCCATCGTGTTGACCACAGTCTTCTTGTCGAAGATGCCGTACTCAAGAGACGGCATATCAAAACTGATTTCCTGTTCGCTGTGAAATTCCTCGATCTCCGTCGCAGTAATGCGGAGACGCATGTAGCGCTTATCAGTATTCAGTCCAACACCCTGGAAGCCTTTGCTGGATTTGACCTTATAGGGGTAAATGATAATGACCTCTTCCAGGTCGCCTTCAGGTGAATAGAAGGTGCGGTAGGAATCTTTGTCGAACCAGTACAGTCGATAAGTTTTTTTGGTTGGGCGAATATAAAACAGACCCTTACCGTAGGTCAGGAAGCGATCCCAGATTGAATCCAGACGGGCATCAAGCTTGTTGAACTTAATCACCTGTTGGATGAAGTCAAACCGCTGAGTGCCGAAATTATCTTGAGCCGGATAAAACTCTACGCCCTGCCGGATGCCGAACATCCGCATCTGCGACAGGTGGGCATTGACCAGCATGGTATCGGCGGGGCCAGTACCATCGCGGGTAATAACTGCCTTGAGGATAGCGTCGAGTGCTGATTTAGGACTATCGCTCATGAGTTAGATGACTTCAAGATTATTCTTCAATATCGTAGCCAGCAGCAATGCGTTTGAGTGTAATTGTGTCGTCCTCAACTTCAACATCAAAACGTTCGTTCGGTTGAAGGGCCATATCGTGGCACAGTTCGTCGGGAAGAGGGATTACTGCGGAGCCGTAGGCGTCCTGCTCAAGCTCAATAGTGTAGTAGCTGGTGGACATTGGAAAGGGATTCTCCTAGTTTAGGTCCAAAATACTTTATCCCTATTTACTCCCAAATTTAAAATTCGAGCTCCAGTTTGCCTCGGGTCATTAGGCCATTGCAAAGCCAAACAAGGGCGTCGACGCAGTCATCATGGGAGCTGACGCCAAAATTGACGATCTCATCAGTGAGGGGACCGAATCGCCGATACTTGTTGAAAATGATCTTTCGCTGCTCAAAAAGACCCATAATGCCACGGAACCGAGCCACCTTATCCCCACGGAACCCTTTAATAGCATGCCAGTTCATGTTGTAAAGTCCGTGATCGCCTAGACAGATTCGTTTGAAGTCCGCCTCCAGAGATGCCTGGTAGGCAACTGCTTCGGACCAAATGTCGATGTTACTGCCGGTGGGGAAATACCTATCGTTGTCTTTGTGGACAACACCCCATTCTTCCATCATCTCCATCAGGGCTTCCAATTTCTCTAAGTTCCCCATGATTCGGATTCGTTTGCAGTCGATGATATGAATCTTTTGGCCTACTCGTCCACCCATCACAAAGACGGTGTAGTCATTCTGTTCTCGAATTCCGGCGGACAGGTCAACACCCACTCCTAGCGAATCAAACTGTGTCCCAATTGTCCCCTTGACAATCAAGTCTGGAGATAGGGATAACTCACTGGTTTGGACAATTTGATTCTGATACTGAAAGCTGAAGGCAATTGGTGCCTGTCTTCGACGATCTTGTAGATACTCCAGGGACCAAAGGGCAGGCCAGTAAGAGGTTTCTTCGCCCTCAGAATCTACGGTAATTGCAGATTGAACAATTTGAATCCAGTCATTAGCTGGAGTAAACGTCGAATTGTGAATATCATCATGCCGAAATCTAGTTCCCAAGCAAATTGCTCGGCCACCCTCAAACATGGTCGGCACGATAACCGAGTTCCAGTTATCCTCCATGGCGGCGCGAATATCTCTATTTTTAATGTCATCAGCCGATTTGATCGCGTCATCGATGATACAAAGGTGAGAGCGCTTAGAAGTCACGGCGCCTTTGAGACCGGCACAACAGACCGTGAATTCTTCTTCACCGGTTGATTTGATACCTGCAAACTTCCAATCAATACTCCAATATTCGTTGGAGTTGATCCCCTTGGCAATTTTTACAGTTGGAAAAATTTCAGAGTAAGTTTTACTCTCTTCAATGATTCGTTTGATGGCAGCACTCTTGGGGCGAGCAACATCTACCGTGTACGAAATATAAAGAATTTTAAGTGGTTTTTTGGCGAGAGCGTGAATGCCAATTGCCCAAGCGGTAAATAAACCCAATACCGTGGATTTTGCTGAGCCGCGTGGCGCCAGAATATCTACGTTCGGGCCAGCAATACCCACCAAACATTCGCTATCGTCACCTGTACATAGGTATTGATGCCACTCTTTATGGTGAGCTGCTGGAGGCTTGTCACCCACCACCTCACAGAAATAACCAAAATCTTTACGTGCTCGATCTACATCAACGGTCGAGGAGTGTTTGACAACTCGTTTTTGAGCTGCAGCTCTAGCCGTGCGCCTATAGACGCTATAAAGATTCGTGCCTGCCATGCCCGTAGCATAGCGTACTAATTTTTAAGATTCTTCCTGCAGAATCTTTGTCCAGACACCCATCGAGGCTTCTTGAAGTGGGCCTTCAATTGGATCGTCTCGGAAGATTGAAAGCATCTCACGAAGCGCCCGGTCCGCACCAGCGAGGATTAAACCTTGTTTATCGAGGAGAACCTTTTCATCATTGAGTTGCTTAATCGCACCACGAAGCTCCTTTTGCATCATCGCAATCCGAGAGGTGCCCATATCCTGCTTCACCATCCCCATGTCGATAGCTTCACGCAGCTTGGCAATATCCTGCTGCATGGAGTCAATCTCCATCTCCAACAAA